AAAATGGGTAATTACAATGCGTGATGAAATAGGTGGAGATGCTAGTCCAGTACCAGCTAGTGGTGCAAGCCCTGAACAAGCTGATTATAAAAAGGTTATGGACAGATGCAAGAAAGCCAAAGGTAAATGGCAGAATTGGTCTGATATTTGGGAAGAAATTTATGATTACGTTTTACCACACAGAGAAAGTTTCTTTGGTGAATATGCTGGTCAAAGACGTACTGAAAATATTTATGACGAAACAGCAGTAACTGGACTCCCTAGGTTTGCCTCAAGACTTCAGCTTGGCTTTTTTCCTCCAAATGGTCGAGCTTTCAAACTTGCCCCAGGCCCAGAGTATCCACAAGATCAGATTAACTCACAACTTCTTAAAGAGTTAGATGATATTACAGAGTTACTCCACGAAGGACTAAGAAATAGTAATTTCAATTCTGAATTTCATGAGGGATTACAAGATCTTGGTATTGGTACAATGAATATGCTTGTTGAATCAGGACGTTTTGTTGGCGATCTCCATTTTACTGCTGTACCACCAAATAACGTTGCACTTTTATCAGGTGCTATGGATCAAGTTACCGATTGGTTTAGATGGAACTATGACTGTGAAATTACTGACATAAAGCATAGATATCCTGATGCTAAGTATAGCAAGGATATGGAAGGTATTCAGAAAAGAGATCCTCATAGAAAAACTAGAATTATCGAAGCTACTATGTTTGATAGTGATGATAAGTTTAAAGATGAATATACATACTATCTTATATCTGAAACAGATAACCATATACTGCAACAAACAAAACTAAAAGGTAAGGGATCTTTACCTTGGCTTACAACTAGATGGTCTAAATCAGGTATGGAAGTATGGGGTAGAGGCCCAGTACTACAAGCAATGCCAGCAATCAAAACATTGAATCTTACAGTTCAGCTAATATTAGAGAATGCTGAAATGGCAATAGGAGGTGCATATGTTTATGACGATGATGGAGTATTTAATCCTGATAATATTACTATACAGCCTGGGACATTTATACCACGAAGCCCTGGGTCATCTTTAGAATCTTTACAAAGTCCAGCACGATTTGATGTTGGTCAACTAATACTGGAGGATATGAGAAGAAATGTCAGGAAGGCTATGTATATTGATGAACTCGATGCTAGAGCAAATGCAAAGACGCCACTCTCTGCAACGGAAGTATCAGAAAGGCTTGCTGACGTGGCAAGAGATATGGGAGCAGTCGCAGGCAGAATGCAAAAAGAGTTCCTTCACCCACTTGTTGAAAGAATCGTTCATATCTATTCAGAACAAGGTATCTTGGATATACCAAAAGTTGATGGTAGGGAAATAAGAATTGTACCAGTATCTCCATTACTAAGGGCTCAAGATCAACAAGATGTAGCTGATTTTGTAAGATTTCAGCAAACAGTATCAGGAACATTTGGCCCTGATATAACACCAGCACTATATAATCAGGAACAAGTTATAAGATATCTTGCATCTAAGTTTGGAGTAAAAGAAGATTTATTGGCTAGTAGAGATGAAGTACAAGGGAACATTGACATGGCATTACAATTAATGCAACAACAACGAGGACAATAGTGAAAAAGGAAAAAGTCAATGCATCTATCGATGGTCGAAGTTACACTACTGAAGTTGAAGCTGATCTTAATAATAAAGCCTATGCTCTTTTTGGTTCAGGGATTGGCAAACTGTTCCTTCAGTATTTGGAAAACATCACAACGGGCAACATTCATGGTGCTGGAATACCAATCGAAAGCCTTGCTCACTTTGAAGGTCAGAGGTGGGTCGTGGCACTCATCAAACACAGGACGGAACTAGGGAGAAAAAATGGCGAGCAAACCAACCAATCCTAAACTATATGCAAGAGCAAAAGCAATTGTTAAAGCAAGAGTCAAGAAATGGCCTTCAGCATATGCTAGTGGGCAACTTGTTCGTTTATATAAGAAAATGGGTGGTAAATATAGGTCAGCATGAGTCTTACTAAGTGGTTTAATGAAAAGTGGGTAGACATATCTACAAAAAAAGATGGTAAGCACCCTAAGTGTGGTAGAAGTATGGGTGATGGTAGAAAATATCCTAAATGTGTACCATCATCTAAAGCAGCTAGAATGAGTGTAAAAGAAAAAAGACAAGCTGTTGCAAGAAAGAGAAAGACAAACCCTGAGAGTGGTGGTAAAAAACCAACATATGCAAGGACGTAGATCATGGCAAAAACACCAGCATGGCAAAGAAAAGAAGGCAAAAACCCAAGTGGAGGACTCAATGCCAAAGGTAGAGCAAGTTTACGTCGTCAAGGGAAGAATATCAAACGTCCAGTTTCTGCGAAAGAAGCAAAGAAAAGTCCAAAAGCAGCTGCTAGACGTAGATCATTCTGCAAAAGAATGATGGGAATGAAAAAGAAATTGACTAGTAAAAAGACTGCTAATGATCCAAATAGCAGAATTAATAAAGCATTAAGAAAGTGGGACTGTTAAATAGGAGAAGATATGTCTAATGAGCAAGAAGTCATTACAGAAAGCAATGAAAGCCAAGATCAACAAGAAGGAGTTGAAGTCCAGAGTGCAAAAGACTCAGGAGAGCAAAACGAAGTTGAGCAAAAAGATTCAACCGACAGACCTGAGTGGCTTGACCCAAAGTTCGAAACTCCAGAACAATTGGCTAATAGCTATAATCAACTACAGCAAAAGTTTCATTCAAGACGTGATGAAATTAAAGCAGAGCTTATTGATGAAATTAATGAAGAGGCTTCCAAAGAAGTTCCAGTAACAGCAGCTGATTATAAACTCGAAGTAAAAGATGAAGATGGTAATCTTGTTGAAGTTCCTGATGACGATCATATGTTGAACTGGTTTAGAGATAAGGCACATAATATGGCTTTATCACAGAATGAATTTAGTGATTTTGTTTCAGAATATATGACTATGCAAGCTACATCAGGCCCTGATTGGAATGAGGAATCAGAAGTTCTTGGTGAACACGCAGATAGAAGGCTTGAAAGAGTTGATGCTTGGGCAAATTCTGTATTTACAGAAGAGCAATATAATGTGTTTGCTGGCATACCAGCCTCTGCTGGAATGGTTCAACTATTTGAAGCAGTAATGGAACTTAATGGTCAACCTAAATTTAATATGACTTCTACAACAGAGTTTCAAGAAACTGTTACTAGAGAAGATCTAATGGCTGCTCAAAGAGATCCTAAATACTGGCAGAATGGTGGAGATCCATCACATATTGCAAAAGTTAGGGCTATGTCAGCACAATTAGCTAAACAAAGAGATAGTAATGTGAATTAACAAAGTTTCTATTTTCTGAAACATTGTAATTACTAGAAGGCTCGTAGAACTACTTAGAGGCCCAGTAATGGAATAACTTCAAGGTAGTAGTGAAACGAATAACCAGAATAGTATAAATTTTAACCTATAACGGAGGCTATAATGGCTTTAAATACCATAAGCACTTCCTTTATTGAGGAGTTTGAGTCTGGAGTACACGTTGCTTACCAACGTATGGGTTCAAAACTTAGGAATACTGTTCGTACTAGAAATGGTGTTAAGAACAAAACAACATTCCAAAAAATCGGTAAAGGTTTTGCTACTACTAAGGCAAGACATGGTAACGTAGCACCAATGAATCTTGCACACACTAATGTATCAGTTACAGTTGAGGACTACTTTGCTGGTGAGTGGGTCGATGATCTAGATCAGTTAAGAATCAACCATGACGAGATGCAAGTTGCACAACAATCAGGTGCATATGCTTTAGGTAGAAAGACAGATGATCTTATATTAGCTCAGATGACTACTACTACATCAGCACATGATGAAACTTCTAACGGAATAACTTTAACATGGGCATTAGAGCTTATGGAAAAGTTTGGTAACAATAGTGTTCCTGATGATGGTCAGAGATACGCAGTTGTTGGTTGGGAGCAATGGTCGCAACTAATGGCAATCGATCAATTCTCAAGAGCAGAATATGTTGGTGAGAATGATCTTCCTTTTCCAAATGGCGTAACTGCTAAAAGATGGTTAGGTTTTATGTGGTTTGCACATTCAGGTCTAACTGAAACAAATGGATCAGGAGCAGCTGGTACAACACACAGAGAGTGTTTTGCTTACCACAGAGATGCTGTTGCTCATGCAATTGGTACTGATATCACTTCAAATATGCAATATCACAACGATAAAGACAGCTATTTTGTATTAAACAAAATGCAACAGAATGCAGTCTTAATCGATGCTGAAGGTGTATTTGAAATGGAACTAAAGAAATAGGAGGTAGACATGGCGTTAGTTCAAGCAGACTTAAGTTTAGTTTCCTATGCTGGTAATGGGTTCCATATTTGGAATTACAAATCATCTGGTGATGCTTTAAACACAATAGATACAGCTGGATATTTCAATGCATTAGTCAATGAGATGAATGTTGGCGATGTAATATTTATCAATGCATCTAATGGTTTTGGTATCACAACTGTCGTGTCAAATGACGGATCAGCAATTGATACTGCTGATATTGTTAGCATGACTTCGGACAGTAGATAATGGCTAAGAAACCAACTAAAGCTAAGGAGGTGGCTGTAAAGGCCACTTCCTCGCATAAAGTAGAAACTTCAAATGGAACTGTCTGGACAGTTAAGTTTGGGGATAAAGTTAAACTTGGGAGTAGAGTAGATGCCAAAAGCTAAAGATGGTAAACAATTTCCATATACAAAAGAGGGTTTAGTTGCACTTAAAGATTATAATGCAAAACTAGATCGTAAAAATAAAAATATGGGTAACAAAAAAAATGGTAATGGCGAAAGTATGCTTACTGCCAAGCAAAAAAGTTTACCTGAAGATCTCAAGAAAAAAATTATTGAATCCAAAAAGAAGGAGTCAGCATAATGAAGAAAAAAGGCAAAGGCAAAGGTAAAGGCAGAGGTTACTAATGGAATTGGGTCTTTCAAATAATCCTAAGTTAAGGAAAAAAGTACGACAAAGAGCAATGACTCATTTAAAGTATTTTGGTGCAAAAGCAGATTCAATGACTAGATCTACTGTTCAAACACCGAATCCTAAATTTAATTACGAAAGAATGTACCCACAAAGACAAGCAAACATTCAGCAATCTTACGAAACTGGTAAGCCAGTTAAAACACAAACAAATCCCAAAGTTATGGATAAGTCTTTAAGTGCGAATACAAATAGACAATCTTATGCAAAAACTATTGGTAAGCTAAATCAATTCAATAAAGATGTGGCTAAGTTCGGTAGCAAAATGCAAAGATTGGGTGGTGCATTTAAAAAAGACGAAGTTTTAGAAAAAGCCAAGAACATGAAAACTATGAGCAATGCTATGAAGTTTGCAAAAAATGTGAGTGTCCCTGGCATAGTTGCTTCTATAATGAGTCCAAAGAAAGTTGGAGATGCTACCTTAAATAAATACAAGAATGAATATAAAAAGGTAAAGTAATGCCACAAACAGCTAAGACGGATATTGAAGTAGCACAAAGGGCTATGGTTATGGTGGGCATGGAACCACTTTCATCATTTACAGAGGGTACTGATGAAGCCTTAGTTATGAATACAAGCTACGAAGATATTGTCGAGGATTGTTTAGCACAAAATAACTGGAACTTTGCTACTGGTCAGAAAGTATTATCTAGATTAGCTGATACACCAGTTGATCGTTGGGCAGCTGCTTATGCCCTACCTACTGAACCAGCTGTTGTGCAAGTTCAAACTGTTACAATTGATGATGCAGTACAACAGTATGATATATATGAAAGAGCAATCTATATAAATGCAAATGAGAACGATACAGTTGTTCTAAACTATATATTCAGAGTTGATACACAATATTGGCCTCCAGCATTTACTTTATGGGTTATATATCGTCTTGCATCTGTTTTGGCTTTAGCAGTTACAAGAAAAGGTGATATAGCAAGATCTTATAGTCAATTAGCTGAAGTGCAGTTTAGAAGAGCAAAAGCCAGAGATGCACAACAAGTAACAACACAACAAGTTGCTCTCAGTAGATTTCATAGAATAAGACTTGGATCAGGTATTTATGCAAAGATCGAAGGGGAATCAACGAGTTGAATGAATGGCATTATTAAGACAATTTACTACAAACTTTTCATCAGGGGAGCTATCCCCACTTTTGTCATCTAGGGTAGATGCCGAGGCTTATAGAAATGGAGCTTTTAGACTCCGTAACGTAAGGTTAAAGGCTCAGGGTGGTTGCACTAGGCGACCTGGGCTTAGATACCTTCAGACCCTCGCAAATGAGGATTATCAGGCAGAACCATACGTATATGATGAAGATGAGGCATATATTCTACTTTTTAGTAATACAAAACTAAGAATTGTAGACATTTCAGACCCAACAAACCTTTTGCAAACAATAACAAGTTGCCCTTGGACTACTGCAATGATTGGATCGTTAGTAGTTACTCAGAGTGGTGATACAATGTTCATTACTCACCCTGATATGCCAATGCAAGAGTTAACAAGAACAAGTGCTTCTAACTTTGCTAAATCTGCATATGATTTTGATGTATCATCTGGAATGAAGTTTCAACCATATAATAAATTTGCAGCTGGTAGTGTTACAATCACTCCTAGTGGTACAAGTGGATCGGTAACATTAACAGCAAGTACATCTGCATTTACTTCAGCATATAATGGTTTATATTTACGATTAGTTGATTCAGCTAACACAGTACGTCATGCATTGATAACTGGTTTTACAAGTGCAACAGTTGTTACTGCTACTTTATCAGGTGCTATAGCTAATACAAATGCCATAACAGAATGGTCAGAACCAGTATTCAGTTCTGTCAGAGGTTATGCAAGAACAGTTACATTACACGATCAACGTTTGATATTTGGGGGGAGCAGAGATTTACCAAACTTTCTATTTATGTCAAAGATAGCAGAGTTTACTAATTTTGACGTAGGAACAGGAAACGACGATGAATCTATCCAAATACAAATTGCAGAGAATCAAGTGTCAGAGATCAAAGCCTTGCAATCATTTCGATTTCTTACAATCTTTACATCTGAGCAAGAACTCTTTGTGCCAACTAGTGAGAACAAACCTCTTACACCCTCGACCATTACAGTTAAGAAACAAACAAGCTATGGCTCAGGAACTGTCCAACCTCAAGAGTTTGATGGAGCTATAGTATTCTTAACCAAGTCAAAAGGTGCAATAAGAGAGTTTATATTCTCAGATATATCTCAAGCATATAATTCAGACTCAATAACATTACTATCAGAGCATATTATTGGAACACCTGTAGCTATTGAAGCACAAAGAGAATCTTCAGATCAAATGGAGGGTTATCTATATCTTCTAAATTCAGATGGTCATATGCCTGTGTTCATGTCTATTAGAAAAGAAAAAGTCCAAGGCTGGGTTAGATATGATACAACTGGTAATTTTAAAAATATAGTTAATGTAAACAGACAAATATACACAGTAGTAGAAAGAACAATAAATAGCTCTACTGTAAAATCTTTAGAATTATTTTCTAATGACTATCATCTTGACATGGCATCACAGCAAACTGCAAGTGCAACAAATACATGGACAGTTAGCCATCTACCTAATACAGAAGTACAAGTTAAATCAGGTAATTATAGTTTGGGAACATTTACTACTAATGGTAGTGGTCAGCTTACTCTTAATGATACAGTTACATCTGTAGAAATAGGATTGGCATATACACCTGAAATAACAACTTTACCACCTGAAATGCAATTGCCTGATGGAGTAAGTGTAGGTCAAAAAAGAAGAGTCGTAAGAGCAGTGCTTGATTTAGTTACAACTCTTAATGTAAAAGCTGGTGGTACAAGAATATTATTAAGATCAGTTACTGATGATTTTTCACAAGAAACTACACCTATTACACAAAGAAAAGAAGTGTATTTACTAGGTTGGTCAAAAGAGGGTAGAGTAACAGTAACACAAGAAGAACCATTACCATTAACATTAAATGGTATATTGCTAGAGGTAGAAGTGTAATGGGTGCAGTTGGATATGGAATAAGTGCTGCTTTATCTATAGCAGCTGCTATGAAGGCAAAAGAAGCATATGCTTTGCAAGCCAAGCAATCGCAAGAAGCTGCTGATATGGCTGGCATACAAGCTGACCAAGAGGCTATTAATAGAACTGCACAATTGAATGCACAGCTTGCCTCAATATCTGCTACAGCTTCAGCTGGTGGTGTTTCAGTAGGAACAAGTGGTAGCTTCAAAAATATAAAAAGAAGAGAAACAAAATTAGCAGAAGGCGATGTATCTGCAATAAAATTAATGGGTAGACAGAATAGAAGAAAATTTATTTTAGATGCCAAGAATCAAAAGTTAAAAGGTGATGCTGCTCTTATTGGTGGTTTAGCAAGTGCAGCTTCAAGTGGATCTAAGGCTTACTATGCAAATAAAACTGGAAAAGGCTAATGGCAATCAAAAGAACAATAACTAGAAGATATGGTGTAAGGCCAGTTCAAATGGACGTGTCATCTGGTGCTTTAAGTTTAGCTAAAGCTACAGAAACTGTTGCCAATACAGTTAGCAATGTTACTAAATTTATTGATGATAACCAATTTCAAGAAGCTGTTTTGAATGCTGAGATACAAGGTAGACAAGTTGGATCACAGACTATAACAGATAAAAATGGTAATACTATTCCTAAGCCATTAGATCAGATGACTCTTAATTCTTTTACTGCTGATATCTACAACAAAGCCAATATAAGAAAAGCACAACAGTATTTTAAAAAAGAGGCTATAAATAGTTATGGACTTGCATTGCAAAATCATGCCATTGATGTTGCTAATAAATCATTCTTGGAGAATGGTGGTAAGGTTAATGAACAAGGCAAGTTGGTTGTACAAAATGCTGGTGATAGCTATATCGATGGAATCAAGAAACAAGTAGCACCTGAAGTCTTTGATGTCATAAGTCCTGCAATAAGTAAAATATGGGGTCAAGCCTCTAGAAAAGCATCAGCACAACAAATTAAAGATGTAAAAGAAACTGCATTAATAGAAGCACAAAAACATATAAATCATGTTCTTAACTTAGAAGTTGATCTTGTTACAAATGGTGGTGATGATGTTGATATTGAGTTTATAGAAAATGAGAAAGCAAGAGTATTTGAAATAATTGAAAACAACTCTTCTAGTAGAGCCGAAGCTGAAAAAGTAAAAATAAAATATAATCAAATGTTACAAAACAATGTATCAATAAACGCAGTTGATCTTGCCTATGAATCAGGTACATCAATAGCAGATATGATTAAGATGGCTATTGATACTCGTAAAGCTTTTGAAAATGATCCAAATATCGATGGTGATGCTGTTGAGTCAGCTATGAGAGGCAAGATAGCAATATATGAGGCTATGAATAATGACAAAAGACAAGAGGCATCTAGAATAAGTAAATCAAAAGGTTATCAGTATCAAATAAATATTATGAATGGAATACCAGTTACAAATGCACAAATAGAAGAATTAGAATTAGCAGATCAAGTTAGTTTTTTAAAATTTAGAAATACATTTCAAAAAACAACTGATACAAAAATTAATAAAGTATTTAATGATAAAGTAGCTCTAGCAATAGGTGTGGTAGACAATAACTTAGTTCCACCAAAAGTTATTGGTAGAGATTTTGATACAACACCTAAAACAATTTTACAACGTATGGCAGAAGTTGATGCAGTTAATAATTTAAATAATTTATACAATCACAAAGATACTTCTTTACAAAACAAAAAAGCAATTTTGAAAGTTATAAACAAAGTTGCAACTCGTCAACTAGAGCAAGATAATGATGCTTTTGCTGCAAATATGGAAAGAATGCTTGATGGCAATGAAAATACAGTAATGCTTAATCCTAATGATCTTACAAAAGAATCTTATATTAGAGAGTTAGAAAACAAAGGCATTATTGGTGTTGGCCCAGGGTTTGCTTATACAAGAAAATCATGGCAACAAAGAGTTAATAATTACAGAACTTCTTATATAAAAAAGCAAAAAGAAATATATGAGCTAAGTAAAATTGGTATAAATCAAAAACTTGGTTTGGGATTGAATCAAACACAAAAGATAGCTATTGAAGATAAAATTCTTGCAACAAACTTTATGTTAGACGGACAACGTGTTGATTATAATATCATGAGTTCTAATGATACAATTAGAGAAGAATCAATGAAATATTACTCACAAGTTGTGCAAAGTTTTGGTTATGTGCCAAGAGTTTTGCAAACTGCTTTTGAGGGTATAAAAACAAGTGGTAGTGATGAAAATTTTGCAATGATTAAGATGATGTATTCAACAATGAAATCAGCGATCATTGAAAAATATGGTAAAGCAAAAAGAAAAGATGGCGAAGTTCAGTTTAATCTTATAATGGAAAATAGTGGTGTTTCTGTACCACTTATGGAATCTGCAATGATATTTTCTGATTATAAAGAATTTGCAACTGCACATTCAGGAGAGTCTATTAACAGAAGTTTATCTGATTATTTTAGAATTGATGGATCTACTGACGATGAAGTATTTGATCGTGGATTTCAAATTGTTAAAAACTATTTAGATTCTAATGTGTTTACAAGATTATTTAAAGAGGACGTAGGTGCTGATCCATCAGAAGATAGTGCATTACTAGCTTATGTGGCACAAAGTGGTGCAAGTGATTTTGACGAAGCTATAATACAAGATCCATCAGTCAAAGCTGAAATGATAAAGCTAGTTAAATTACAAATAACAAGAAAAGAAGTTACACCAGATCGTGATGGTCTAACAGCTGCAATTCACCAAGCATTCTATAAACTTGCTCCACATCTTAGTATTCATGAAGATGCTACTGGACAAGCATATTTAATTAAAGGTAACAGCATTTTAAGAGAAGCACAGTCAACCATTCCTACTGGTGGGCCGACTCTAACATTAGATACTATAAAATCAGATATGATAGAAAATTATAATAAAAGTTTTGGGGGTGGATCACAAGATCCATTAGTGCAAGAAGCCATCAAAAAAGGTGACATCATGTTTATTGGAAATAATGATGGTGTAGGCGATCAGACATACAGAGTTGTAGTGCCAACTGGAGATGGTCGATTTGAAGTTCTAGCAAATAATTATAGATGGAATTACCAAGGATCTCAATTAGAAAAAGATTACTACATAGCTATAAATAAAATACAGAATGAACCAATAAGAAGAATCCTTAATAGTGTAAACTTTATGTCTAAGAATGTATTAGAACAGACTATGGGGGCAATAGCTTCTTCTAGAGATTATAGCAAAGGTTTTCAAAAACTTGTTAATGCATATAACTCAATGGCTAATTCTATTAATAGAGCCCCTATACAATATTCAGAAATATTGCCATACCTCAAACTTGATGGATCACAAGATGAGCTTGATGGTTATTTTGATGAGTTCCTTGCATTAGGATTAACTACTAGATGATTGAAGCACATTTAAAACCAATTACAGATAAAATAAGAGATACTATTTCTGAAGAAGAGGTAAACAATGTCGCAACATACAATGATGTTTATAAAAGTCCTTTAGTCGCACCTGAAGATTTTAGTTTTGGTGAATCATTTGGTGCTGGCTTTAGACAATATGCACCAGCACAATCTATTATGAGAATGATAGAAAACTCAGATTTTGTAGATGATCCATCTTATGATCCAATGAAAGACTCACAAATACCTAAAGGTTATGAATGGAGATTCATAAATAGTGCAAGTGAGGAAGAAACAAGTATTAGACTCAAAAGATTGAAAGACGATCTTAGAGATCTTGAGATCATAGAAAATGGCAATCTCTTAGCAGTAGGTTTAGGTGGACTTGTTTCTCCTCTTACCCTTGCCCCTATAGGAACATTTAAAACATTATCTCAATCTAGTTTTCTCCGTAGATTTATAGGTAGTGCCACCTTTACTGCTGCTATATATGCTCCTGAAGAATTATTAATAGCAACACAAAATATGGGTAGATCTGAGATAAGTCAGACTCTTATACCTTTAGCTGGGGCATCTTTAATTGGAGGCACAATAGGTGGAGCTTTTGGTAAACGTATTACTGGAAACATGAATCCAGCAGAAGAATTAGCACAAGAAGGTGAGTCTGGTATTTTTCGTAGTGCTGGAGCTTCTGTTGATCCTAATAACCCACAAGTACTTAGACAATCATTAGAAGCAGAAGGATTAGCAGAAACTGGTATAGCATTAGAGAAACTTAAATGGAATCCAGTAACTAGACTTACTCAAAGTGCAAGTTTGGCATCAAGGCAAGTTGCATCTGCACTAGTTGATTTTGGTGGGGTAATTCAAAAGAAAGTCCAGGGTGGTAGAGTTACAGGTGTCGCACAGGAACAATCTGCTGAAACAAACTTCAGAACAATCTATCTTAGTTCTCTTTTAGATTCTATTAGGGTAAGCGATACTGCATATCTTGCATATAGAGGCATAACTGCTAAATCTGGTGATATTGGCAGATCAGTACAAATGCTTACACAAAAAAGCAAAGATTTTATTCAACGTAATGATTCATTAACTGAATTTGATTTTCGTACAAGAGTTGCAAAAGCAATGAGAAATGGTGATGTAGATGAAATAACAGATTCAGCTTCACCTTACGTTAATCAAGCTGCTGTAGGATATCGTAAGCATTTAGATATGATAAAAAAGAATGCTGAAGATGTAAAATTATTTGAATTAGATTTAGCTAAAAAAATCAAAGGGTTAGAGGCTAAAATAGCTGAGGGTAAAGCTAGTCCTGAAGAATTAGTACAAGCAAAGAATCTATTAAAGAAAATTAGATCTGAAGGCATTTTGACCAATACTGCATTAGGATATGTTCCAAGAGTTCCAAGAATAGACAAAATAGAAAAGAATGCTGAACAATTTAAAACTATTGTTAGCAATTGGGCAATCAATCATTTTGCAAATATGACAAGGCAAAGTGCTGATGAATATGCCGATAACATAATTCTTAATTATACAAAGAGTAAACCATTCTATAATTTAGATGAAGGAACATCACAAATAGATTGGATAACACAAGCAAGTGGTGCAAAAGCTAGAACATTTGAGATTCCTGATAAACTCATAGAAGATTTCTTAGAAAATGATATTGAAGTATTAATAAGACATCATACAAAAACTATGGGTACAGATATAGAGTTAACAAGAAAGTTTGGTGATATATCTATGTCAAAGACTCTTGATGAAGTAACTCAAGAATACGAAGGTCTTATAAGACAAGCTACTTCTGTTGCAGAAAAGCAAAAGTTAAAACAAGCACTTGCAGATGATCTCAGAGATATTAGAGGTCTTAGAGATAGAGTCAGAGGCACATTTGGTGCATCAAAAGATCCACACAATATGGCAAGTCGTTTTGTTAGACAAATGAAATCATTTAACGTTTTAGTGGGCATGGGTGGAGCAGCTGTTTCATCGATACCTGATGTAATTAGACCGATAATGACAGAGGGTTTGAAAAATGTTTATGAGCATGGCTATAGACATATGTTCAAAAGCCAAAGGTCTACAATTAAAAAGATGTTAACCAAAGAGGCGAGGCAAGCTGGCATTGCAGTTGATGCTGCATTAGGTCTTAGAGCAAGTGCATTTTCTGATGTAGGTGATCTTTTTGGAAGTAGATATGCAATGGAAAGAGCATTGAATACATCTACAGGAATATTCTTTCTTATCAATGGGTTAAACTATTGGAATCAGGCAATGAAAGAATTTGCAAGTAATGTTATCACGTTAAGAATGACAGAAGCAATTATGAAGGATTTTCAAAGACTTAATGCTAAAGATCGACAGAAACTATTAGCTAACGGTATTGATGGTAATGAAGCATATAGAATGCAACAACTTATTAGACAGCATGGACAAAGAGTAGATGGTGAGTGGTTACCAAATACTGCTCTTTGGGAAGATCAGTTGTTAGCAAGAAAGTTTCGAAATGCATTGAATCAATCTGTGGAAAGAACAATCATTACCCCAGGTGCTGGTGATCGTGCATTATGGACATCTACTGAAATGGGTTCACTTATTACTCAGTTTAAAGGTTATGGTCAAGGAGCTACTGTTAGACTTCTTACATCTGGTCTGCAAGAAAAAGATGCTGCTTTTTGGCAAGGTGCTATACTTTTAGTTGGTATGGCATCATTAGTAAATGAATTTAAAAAGAAACAATATGGTATAGATAAAGAGCAATCTTATTCTGAATTACTTGCAGATGCCATTGATAGAAGTGGGGTATTAGGTTTCTTTACAGATATTAATAATTCTATAGAAAAACTTTCAGATTATAAACTAGGTCTTAGACCATTGATGGGTAAAAAAGAATCTTATCTACCATTTGGAGCTAAAATGGGTGCAATATTTGGCCCAGCAGCTTCTAATACAATAACTGCTGGTGGTGTTGCTACAGATATTTTAACTGGAGAAGCTGATGATAGCACTTTAAGAAGTTTGAGATTCATAACACCTACTGGTAATCTGCCATATCTTGATCCAATATGGGATAATATCATGGCAGCTGATAGAAAGTGATGTGAATTGATTAAATATATATTAACAGTAATGGTAATAACATGGCTGAGCTGACTAAAAGACAAAAAGATACAATGAAAAAACATAGTGTGCATCACACAAAAAAGCACATGAAGTTTATGTCGACAAAGATGAAACAGGGTATGAGTTTTACCTCTGCACATAAACTAGCTATGAAAGAGGTTGGTAAATAATGGCTACAATATCAATTGCAGATAATGACGCAAGAATACAACACTCTATAGGTGGTGGTGGTAATACAGCTAATGTAACGCAATTTACTATTGATTTTCCCTTTTTTACATTAGATGACATCAGTGTAATCATAACAAGTAGCACAGGAACAGATACAACTCTTACAAGAGGTACTGGTACTAATACCTTTGCAGTTACTGGCACAGCTGTAGATGACGGATTTTCTGGTGGCAATATTACTTTAGGGTCAGTTTATACCAGTAGTACAGTAACTATTTTTAGAGATCTTGAAGTATCAAGAACAAGTGATTTTGCTACAAGTGGCCCATTTAATATATCAAGTTTAAATACAGATCTTGATAAGATATATGCAACATTACAACAATTACAGACAAAAAATGTTAGATCTCTTACTATGGCAGAATCTGATGATGCAACTTCAATACAATTACCAAATAAAACTACTAGAAAAGGTAATGTATTGGCTTTCAATGCAACAACAGGTGATGCTGAAGCTGGGCCATCTATAGGATCAGTAACAACAGTTTCTGCACAATCCACTAACATAAATACACTTGCTGGTATTTCATCGAATATAACAACAGTTGCTGGTATTTCTAGCAATGTTACTACTGTTGCTGGTATATCAAGCAGTGTTTCTACTGTAGCTGGTAAATCATCTGAGATAACAGCATTGGCAGCATCAGATGTAATAGCTGATATGGCTTTATTAGCTAATGCTGACGTTATTGCAGATATGGCTTTACTTGCTGATAGTGATGTAATTGCAGATATGAATACCCTGGCAACTTCTGATATAGTTTCAGATTTAAATACATTAGCTACTAGTGATATAGTTTCTGATCTTAATACTTTAGCAACAAGTGATATTGTATCAGACATAAACACATTAGCCACATCAGACATTGTGAGTGATTTAAATACACTTGCTACATCTGATATTGTTAATGATTTAAATATATTGGGAACAACAGCTAACGTAACAAACATGGCGACATTAGGTGCAAGTGGTGTAGTAGGTAATATTGCTACTGTAGCTGGTGTGTCTAGCAATGTAACTACAGTTGCTGGAATATCTGCTAATGTAACATCTGTAGCTGGGGTTGCTAGTAATGTTACAACAGTAGCTGGCATAAGTAGTGAAGTGTCAACAGTAGCTGGGGCTAACACAAATATTGGCACAGTCGCAACAAATATTTCCAATGTAAATACAGTAGCTGGAGTTTCAAGTAATGTAACGTCAGTAGCTGGTATAGCAAGTAACGTAACTACAGTTGCTAATAATATTTCAGATGTTAATACGGTTGCATCTAATATAGCTACTATAAATCAAAAAGCATCATTAGATGATGCAACAGCATTGGCTATTGCATTAGGATAAGGAGTAAATAAATGCCAAACACATTTAAGGTAGTATCACATGACGTTATGCCAGCCAGTGCTGGTACACCTGAAGATTTATATACTACACCAAGTAGCACTACAACTGTAGTTTTGGGATTGGTCATAGCAAATGTTCATACAAGCCAAGTAACAGCAGATGTTAAGCTAGTATCTAATACAAGTGGTGGTGGTAGAACAGCTACAAATACAACTACATTTTTACTGAAAGATGCACCTATACCAGTAGGGTCATCATTAGAAATATTATCTGGCAATAAGGTTGTTTTAGAAACTACAGATAAATTGCAGATAGATTGTTCTGTGGCAGACAAGGTATCGATTACATTATCTATCATGGAGATTACATAATGGGTTATCTTGGCAATCAAATAACAACAGTATTTCCTACGTCTATTAGTGTTGATAGTGCAACTATAAGTGGTAATGCTAGTGTAGGTGGAACATCAACTCTTACTGGTGCTGTAACTACTGGAACTAGTCTTACAGTAGCAAATGGTTTGACACTCACTGATGGTAATGTGACGTTAGCAAGTGGTCATGGTATAGATTTTGGTGCGACTGCAAATACAAGTGCAACAAATGCGACTATGACATCAGAGCTTCTTGACGATTATGAAGAGGGAACATGGACACCAACAATAGATGGTGGCTTTACAAGTGTTACTATTGATTATCTCAAAGCTAGTTATATTAGAATAGGCAAACATTGTTCTCTATATTGCTCTATGAGATTTGCTGGTACAAATGCTGGAGCAAATTTTGTTATTGGTGGTTTACCTTTTACGTCAGAAACTGCAAATAATAGCTTTGGTAATGGCACTGGTGCTATAGGATATTCAACTTTAACAACATATTTAAACAGCAGTATAAGCACTTGTTACATAGGTCAAAATAATACAAAAGTGCAATTTTATAATATGTCAGGTGGTGCTGTAGCATCAAATGCTAATGCAAGTAGTGATTGGATGGAATTTTCTGCACACTATCCTGTGCAATAATTAGGAGTTTTAAATGGCAATAACAAAAGAATTACAAATTGGTAAAATAGAAGTTGTAGGTGGTTGGAATGTTCAAGTAGCTACTGATACAATTATCAAAGAAGATGGAACAGAGATTAGTAGGTCACGACATAGACATGTTTTAAATCCTGATTCAGATATATCAAAAGAAGCAACAGAGGTACAAGCGATTGCTAATGCAGTTTGGACAGATACAGTGAAAGCTAATTATAAAACTTGGAAAGAATCGAAAGAAAGGTAAACAATGCCCTATATTGGAACATCCCCATCCAACTCTGTAAGACGGGTTCACACCTATACTGCTACTGCTAGTCAGACTACATTTACTGGTGCAAGTAGCGAGGGTGTAACTCTATCTTATGCAGATACAAACTACATAGATGTATTTCAGAATGGTGTATTGCTAG